ACCTTTGCACTTCAGGTTCAGCAACAGCAGTTGGCGTCGATTGTTCAGGTGCAGAAACAGGTTCTGGTTTGTCCTCAAATATAGGATCAAGTCCGAACATCTCGCCGAGACTATTGATTGCTCCCTTGACTTTATCTGCTACAAAGTCTTTGACTGATTGGATAAAACCAACTACGGCATCGACTATTTCTCCAAACCCTTCCGTGAAGGAGAACCCGTCTAGCATTGTTTCGAATTCATCAAACCCTAGCGCACCAGCAACCCAAGCGATCGCATCTTTAAGGAGGTCAAGCGGCACTGTGATCAACTTCATGAACCCTTTGACGAATCCACCCAGACCCGCGATCAACTTGTCCATAAAAGTGCCTTCCTCGCTTTGGAAGTCCGTAACGAACCCCATCACGCCCATAGCAAGTCCAACCAAAGCAGCGGTGATTAGTGCAAACGGCAAAGAGATAGCGGCGAATACGCCGCGTAATGCAGTGGCAAGAATCTTAACTCCACCCAACAAGACTTTGCCAAGTCCAAGCATTGTACGCCCAAGGAACTTTAGACCTTTGCTCAAAGCGCCAAAGGTTTTTGTGAAAATAGCACTTACTGTTCCAGCGACCACAATGACTTCGGCGATATTATCCTTTATTGCATCTAAAAAACCGAAATTCTTTTCCATGCCCTTTTTAAAGTTGGACTTGATGAACCCGCCATCCTTGGTGTCACCGCCGGAGACTTTAGGATCGACCCCCGAGTCTTCTTCGCGCGATGCAAGAAGTGCTTCTTTTTCTTGAAAAGATAGAAGTGCTTCATACCCTTTAGAAATTTCCTCAGGGACTGCCTTAATAAAATCCCTCATAACAGAGAGGATGTCGACCAAGATGATGTTGGTTTGGTCCATACTTACGCTCAATGCGCTGATGGCATCATTCTGCTCGAACATCGCCTCCAACTGTATTTCAGAGGTTCCATTGAGTTTTTGGAGTTCTACTGTCGCTGCTTCTAATGTCGCCATGTTAACGCGCTTTTCGCGCCTCCATCTTTTCGTTTTCTTCTTTTATGTACTCAACGAGCATAGCGATATAAATCCCTCGCTCCCATGGCAACATATTTTCTAACTCAGATAACGAATAATTATGGTGTTGCATCAAAGCAAAGTTAGTCTTGTAATGGTTCACAAGATTGTCATGGGCGAGGGTTATCAGAAAAAATCAGATAAACCCTTCAGTTCCAACTCGTTTTCAGTACCACATTTCTTACAGTTAAATTTTGCTTGGTGCTTTAGTGCTGGCATCTCACCAAGAAACTCTGTCATCTGCGCCAACTGACTACCCGTCATAGAACTCAAAAACTCGAGGAGTTCTTCTTGAGGGACATCACCAGCATCTGTCCTTTCCTCTGGTTGAAGCACCGCAACTATACAACTTGCGATCAACTTCAGCGCGGCACCCATATCCTTATTCGCTTCAAGGATTTCACCGCCAATCATCGATGCGTAAGAAGGGTATCGCATCTCAACTGATATTGTATCTGTTATAGTGATCAAATTGTCCTTACTTTTAGGAACTTCCACGATCAACGACTCGAGATCTACTGTATACTCGTTTCGATCTTCGCAACTCTTGCAAGAGATCAATATGGTAGATGTTTCCCCAACCGACTTGGCACGTATCTGTGTGTACATGTATTCAATGTCGAAAGTTGCAAGGTTCGTCACATTTATATTTGCGTCCTGATCTAAACATGCAGAAACCGTATCGCACATGGCGCGTAGGCATGCATCGTGATCGCCTGACTCATGTGCCTGTAGAAGAATCTTTTCTTCCTTGACCAAGTATGGTCTGTATTTAACTTTCTGCCCCAGTGAAGGGATTGTCATAATAAAATTTAATGTCTCATTGACGCGTGGTAATGCCATTATAAACTCCAATCAGTTTTTTACTAATTCTATAATCTCATAATTTGAAAAGGTTAGCGATACCTGAAATTCTGACATCGCTCCCTGTGCTTGGTTATTTAGTTCTATTTCAGTGAAGGATGTTGGGTAGGCATTGATAAGTTGGATGCCATAAACCTCACCGCCAATCTTGTCCAATTGGTAGATGGAAACAGGTTTTGCATAGTTTCCATGAAACCCAACAGTGAAAGGTGCCTTGGGGGTAATGATGCACTCGGACCATTCTTGCCAATACTTCCTGACACCGTACGAGTTTGTCAGATAGAAGGTGAGGGAGATATCTGAGAATACGTGTCCAGTCGCGATCTTCAATTGCTCCAGACCAATGTTTCTGTCAACAACGTTTATGTTCTTTCCAGGCAGTCTGGCAGCAGTACATAGAATGCTCAATTCTTCCGTTGTGGCATATTCTTTCGCAGCTGTGCCGTCTGCCTTCAGAGTTTCTGATATACGTGGCAGAATGACCTTGAACCTGTTTGGCGCCGAGGCACCATTTTGTAGGTCCATAAGAGACCTGAGTTTATCTGTACTGAATGTCATAATGGTTTCCTAGCAATTACCCTGCTGTCCCTGTGGACTCTGCTTTCTGGTGCCTTCTTCCAACTCGCCAGTGGAAGGTGTACAGCAACTTCCCATTCTGGTGCTGGTACATGGGCAACCTTTCCTATGATCTGGTCATACCTGTATCTCTTAACACAAGGTCTATGTGCCTTCAAGAAAGACTTACCCAAGAGATATTCATAATCTATCTTGAGGCGAGTCATTTTTGTAAACTCTTGTTGTGTTGCTCGGGGCAACAGGTTATAATATAGTTTCTGTCTCAGATCTACTGGCAGGTAGTGTAAGTTGAGTCCCAAGAAACCACCCTTATACTGTTCCAAGATAAACACCAGTGGAAACCTGTCGTAATATTTCAACGTCAACCTGCCTGCTGGTTTGTACCAGAACATATACATCCTACCAATAAAGTAGTTTGCTGCCACAGGTAACTGGGATTTCAACCTGTTCCTGTCCACGTCAACGTTTGCTATCTCGTTGATCTTGTCGAAGAACCAGTCCCTCGATGCCTTGGTGTTAGCATCAAGACCCTCTTCCTCGAACTCTTTTTTATAAATAGAAAATAGAGTTTCGTCCATGCGTTTATTTATACTGCGAGGAGGGTGGTATGAGAAGCATTTTTGTGGCGGTTTTATTGATTATGAGTGGTTGCACAATTCACCATACACACGGTGAAAGACCAGAGTTAGAGTTTGAAGAGTTTGAAGAGTTTTGTACGGAGAAATTTAGATTAGGGACATCGCAAGGCGGTCCAAGAATTTCCTGCAAGATACGGTTGAAAACTAACTTTCTCTGGTAGAATAAAAAAAGGCACCCACGTGGGTGCCTAAAGTAGTAGACCTAGATGAGTTTAGTCTGCGTTCGCCAACTTCTGAAAGTAGGAGAAAGCATCCTCATCACCAGCATCCCCCGCATCCTCAGCGGTAGCAGCAGCGGCACTAACAGCAACTTCTGGAGCAGGCGCACTAGAAGCAGGCGCAGGTTCAGCAACAGTGTCGATAGCAACTTCTTCAGCAATAGTACGTGGAGCAACTTGCCCTAGAACTTCATACAACTTGGTCTGAAGCGCTTCGTACGACTTGTAGTTTGCAGGATCAACATACTGGTTGATATCATGCAACTGGTTCAGCGTTGCTTGCAACTGAGTCTCGTCGCCGTCCATCAGAGTCGACGGTGCTTTGAACTCTGAACGGTCATAGTTACGATAACCTTCTACGTTGCGGATCTTCAACTGGAAGTCAGCACCGTTCCACAGATCGAAAGGATCTACTGGAGTTTCTCCAGGGAACTGAGGTGACATAAGGTCTTGGATCTTGTCGAAGATCTTCTTACCAAACTGGTACATGAAGACTTTGCCTTCGTTCTCAGGGGCAGATGGATCAGAGACAACAAGAATGTTGACAACATAGTGTAGTCGACGCTTCTGCTTGCGAACAGTTTCGCGATCTTCTTCGTTACCTGAGTTCCACAACTTGGTGTTGTACTCGCCGAGTGGGTCTTGTTGACCAAGTGAGGTCAAAGACTTCTCGATGTACCACTTACCAGTTGGACCTTTGAATCCGTGATCCCAATAACGTACCCATGGGACTTCACTTTCGGAGGGGAGGAATCGAATAACTGCGTAACCATTACCTGCCTTGTCGACAGTTGGTTTCCACAGATCGAGGTTTTCTTTGCGGTCGCCCTTTTCACCACCACCTGCTTCTTGAGCAGCGGAGACCAGTTTGTTTATGTCGTAACGCTTCGACTTTAGCGTGGATAAATCCATAGTGTTTTCCTTGTATTACTGAAATATAACATCGTATTAAAGTTTGTTGGACTGTATGCGTCCAACCAGTATATAGGATACATCATCTCGACTGAGATGTCAACACCCTACCTTCCCGTTGCGCCCAACTGATCAAAATAACTCGTTTGCCTTGGGCGAGAGGAGTTGCTTCGTGGTCGAACCATGCGGGGAAGATGACGGTCTCAAACGGTTGGAGATCAACAATATAGTCTTTTCCATCCGGAGTCCAAATTTGTAGTTTACCACCGACGAGGTCTTCCGACTTCTCAATCATGGTAACTGATGTATACAATCGGTTGTGCCTCGTTCCTTCTTGATTATCGTCGGCATGCCGGAGGAAGGTTTGCCCTGCGCCTTCATACTGAACAAACTCATACTGGGCGAACCAAAGGTCTTCGGGGTAATCTGGGTCAAGGTCTGCGATGTAGTTGAGCATTTCCAGAGAAATATCTGGAACTTGTTTATGATTCACTGAAACGTGCGTACACAGTCTTGTGTCAGAAATAAAAGCACCGTCTCTAGAATTGTAAACACTCGCCCGACGAAGTTGAGGCGAGTATTCAGCATACAGGTCAACTAGACACTGGCGCTGTTCTTCATCGAACATGAATTCTCTGATGAAATGATTATTCAAAAGGCAGTTCCGCAGACTTGGCGAGGAAGTTCAAACCCATTGCTTCTGCTTCCAACTTGGACTTGACCACAACAGAGACATACTTGCGAGAATCTTCTATCTCGATTTTGTGTTGCTCGCAGCAGTAGATAACTGCTTCAATATAGGGTATGTTCTTTTCTTTGACAACTTGTTCGACGATCTTGCTGAACTTCGCCTTTGTCATAAATTCTAATTCTTCACTCATCTTCAGTTGCCTCTATTTCATCCACTTTGATAACCTTGGCGGTTGTCTCGATCTCTTTGATAAGAGCGTGGACTTCATTATACGGACGCTGAGTGAGGTATTTCATCAAAGCGTTCAGGGTAGGTTGTTCCAGACCGATTAAATCGTTCATATCACCACCTATAACTTATTGTCATTTCGAAACTGTTCATACCCCACTTGGTATCTTCAACCCAGAACCCACAATTGCCTTTGTACACGCAAGGGTTGAAGTTTGGCGCATCTAGACCGTAGTCGATAATGTCCTGAGCGATCTCGCTTCGAGATATCCACATGACCGTTTTGGGATTAAAGATATTCATCTGGGCACCGAGTTCCCACTGGGAAGAGATGTCATATGAAACACCAATGCGGAAGAATACATCTTGACGGTGGCGCCAACCAGAACCAAAATCCTGTTTGTAGTTGTTGTATTCTTCCAGAGGGATTGGGATAGGGCGACCGTCTTTTTGGTGGCGACCAGTGAGGTATGTGAATGCCGCTTCACCAACGATAGTGCTTCCTACTGGAAAGTTTGCATTTTCTTGTTCTACGCTGTACGAAGGCACTTGCTGTACGTTTGCAGAAGTGAAACCTGCCCAACCTACACCGAGGTTCAACTCTAGTTTGTCAGACAGGTCGAGGTCGTAACCAACGCCTGCTGCCCATGTACCCGACTCAAATATAGGTTGACCCATGGCATAATGGTTCTTGTCGTAATAAGAACCCCAAAGATTGAAGTTGGAAGGTTCATGCTCAAGTTTCACATGTCCACCAAACCTGCCCTGAGTTGTGAAATAGTCGCTCGTTTGTATGTCGCTACTTAAACCCAAACCCAGCGATAACGTAAACGCTGATATAAATTCCATTATGAATATTCCTTTGCTAGTTCTTGTGTCCAAATGGCATCCAAGTCAGAATAGTACACGCCTTGGGTGCGTTTGATACTACCATCAGGATGTCGCGCTGGAGTCACACAAGCAAACTCCATACTACTTTCGCGCTTTGCACCATATTTATGGTCAAGGTAAACACCGTCTCTGATCCATGCACTGAGGTTCTTCACATATGCCTCGGCGATCTGAAACTCTTGACGCTGTTTTGAATCCTTGGAATCTTTCTGGTGACGCACACTTTTAACTATGTCGCGCCATACCTTCAAGTTCTCCTTGGAGTTAGGGTACGAAAGAGGGTGGTCGTCGTCAAGAGCAAGTAGGCGAGGGTGCGCGTTTGGTTCCTTTCCAGCGTTCCTCTTGGCACGTGCCGCTGCGAGTCTCTCGACCGCTGCTGCCTTCTGCTCAGGGGACATAGGTTTACGCTTGCGCTTCACCTTTGTTGTTTTGCGCGGTGCCACACCCATTTCTTTAAGCATTGACTCTTGCTTCTTCGCCTTCTTCCTAGCACGCTTCTGTGCTGGGGTCAAGAGGTGGTCCATTTGATCATCAGACATCTTGAGATATTCCGTTGTACTCTTTCAGAGTCGGGACATTAAAAGACCTCCAACCTTTTTGATCAACGTCCCAACAGACAACGAGGTCTGAAGGATTGTCACTGGGGTTGGGGGAGGTGTTCTTCTGAAAACGCGGATCGATGTTGGCATCGATCAAAGTTGCGTTCATCTCTCGAAGTTCACCGTCTTTCTTTTCAAACTTGAAGTTCACTATTCCAGACTTCATCTGCATGATGATAAAATCTTTCGTTGGCAGTTGATTCTTCTTCATTATAAATTACTCCTCGGTCAGTAGAGTTTGGTCAATGATACGCATGTTGATTTCAGAGATCAAGATGCCTTCAGCGCCGTGTTCTTCCAAGATCTCCTTCGCGTGTGCAGGACACGGAGTATCGCCTTTGTGAATGTAGTACCTTGCAGTCTGACCGTTCACGGTCGCTTCAACAAGTTTGTAATCGTCTTTCATATACATATAAATTCCTATCAGTTATTGTCCATGAATGGACCTAGTGGGTTTGTCGTGAGTTCATCTAGTCTCTTTCTTATACTTACAAAGAACCTGTTCGCGTTACCATTGAATGCTTTGTGACATTCCGTGCAAATTTCTCGAGCAACTTTCCGGTTGCCTTTGTGGATGAGAAAGAACATCTTCATGGGGAGAGTCCGTTCGCAACATTTACAATCCTTGTATAAAATTTTCTGTACACCGAACAACGTCATTACTTGTAATATCTTGGGATCTTGCGCGGTCAACTTTGTACCATGGCACGTGCGTTGGGCAATATCGACTACCATTCTTCGGATTTTCGATTCAATCGCCTGAAGTTCGCCGACGTCCTTCATTCTCGAGATTTTATCAGCAGTCAAATCTTTTATCTGCTTTTTGGTGATCATACCTTTCATATTTTGTAATCCGTGAGGTTGTCGAGACAAGCGTCGACACCATAAACAAGTTCATGAACAGCACAAAGCAAATCATCGTCAGATTCTCCCTTTGTGATCATACCAGACAGGACATCAAAAGCGTCTGACTTCAACTGTCGTGCTTTATCATCTGCACTGGACATAACGGTAATCATAACATACCCTTAATTGTTCGAACCGATCGTCGGTTCCATTTGTTGAGACCGTGGATGCGTCGTTGACGCAACCGTGCAGCGGTGAACATGCGGCGCACACCTCGGTTGTGTCGAGTGGGTTTGATCACCCGATCGAAATTGAGGTTGAGGATGGGCGAGTTGCCCGCTGCTTGACACTCAGTGTCAAGGACACGCCACCCCCATTGGGCGGGATTACGTGCTTCGTAACGACTTTGTAATTGCTCTAGGGTTATTGACATATCATATTCTCCTCAATTCAGATACTATTATCGTTCAAATCACGTCCAAAGACAAACCTGATTAAACTGAAGCAAATCAACAACTTACCACTCAACACATCGGGTGACTGAAACAGGTTTGAATCCTGTAAACTTCACACCCTCGTCGAACCATACGTGTAGTTCATTTCGAACTCGAGTTTCACTACGGACACAAGTCGAAGACGCAGAAGAAGGTTCGATCGATTCCCACGAATTAATGAATGCTGCCACGATGAAGGGGAGGCAGGCGATACAGAGGAGGGTTCGTTCTTTTTTGTGCACGAAAACATCCAGTTAATTACAGAACAAATATTATCTCGCATCTAGAGTGAAAAGGCAAGTGTTAAATTTTTGAATAAAATCAACAACTTACATAGAAGTGACAAATTCCACGTTCGGGGGAGTAGCAACCTTGGGGTTGGGGTGTTTATGGTAGAGCACAAACTTGGTGTCTCGGAATTCGTTGAATATCCCCGTCCAAATCGGTCGCCAGATGTCAAGGAGGCGGTAGTTGTTAGTGCCTGTCCGGTCACTACTCAACACCGTGTCCGTGTAAGATCGCATATTGTGGTCGAAGATAGAGTCGAACCCATACATGTGAATTTCATCTGGGCGGTGCCGCGTTGCCGCGTAGTGCGTCGCAAGGTGTCCACAATTAAAGTTAGTCGCACCCTGAGATCCTGCTCCTGCGTATTTCGGCACGGTGTTGTAGAACTCTCTGATGTGACTGGAATGCTTAAATGAGAAACTAGGGTTTGTTTCACAGAATGTCTTTGGACGAGTACCCATCACCCAGTAATACCCGTCTAGGTTTATTGAACCTTCTTGTAAAGCAAAGCACATCTTGAAGTCGACTATACAAGAAGCGTAGACGTTAGCAACTTCAAACGGAGGTTGGTTACATACGATCAGTTTGCCGTCTCTTCTATAACGCAAAGACTCTGGCATCATCTGTGCCATGTCGCCATTACCCAATACGTGAACTTTCTTTGTCATGCCATTTGCTTCCTTATCTCATCATTACCTTTCTGTCCGGTCCAGTGCATGATAACAGGTCGGTTCGGTAATCTTTTCTGTTCACGGTCTAACCGAAGAACATTAAATCGGTGCGGTGCTTCTGAAATATGCATTGCGCGGTTCATTGCATTTGTATTCAACAGAGTATAGAGCGCTTCTTGGTCGCCTCGGTGGTTGGTAGATTTTATCTCCTCATACCAACATTCAAGCACCCGAGGACGCCCCTCGAAGGCGACTACGCCCGTATTGTACCATGGACCTACATTGCCTTGGGGTGTCCAAGGAGATCCGTTCTCGGTCCATGGATGGTCTACTACGACCGTTAATTTGTTATGTTCGACGTACTGGAATATGTACGATGGGTCACGGAGTATTTGACAGTCTGTATCTAACCAACAGAATTGCCCGTTGAACCGTTGCTTCATCTGGTACATCGCCTCGACCTTCGAGAACCATCCCATGCCCTCGACTTCGAACATGTAGTCGCACTTCTTCTTGGCAAACTCTTTCATTTCAGAGGACATACCGAAGTCGACAATAACCAACTCAGACTCGCACTTCTTGTTGAAGTTTTCGATGAACCACGGGAGTTGCCATTCCGTATTCACGTCGCATCCGGTCATGATATATTTGTTCATCATAGTAATTCGTAGGTCTCACCATAGTTATGTTTCGCAAGGCAACCTTGGGTTTTCTGTATAGTAGAAAACGAGTCACGCGCCTCGACTGGCCATGGATAATATTCCTCAACGCAGTCGAAGTTACTATTACTTATAAACACATCAGTCGGACTGGCACACTCTTTCGCCTTTGCTATAAGTTTCGCTGCGCCTCTGGGGGTAACAGCATAAGCATGGGCACCTGGAAGATATTGTTTCGATATGAGTTTGCTCTTACCGAGTGTACTTGGCGTAACCCACTTACCGTAGGAAGGGTGACCAAAAGATAGTATGTCAGTGAAAGAAATACTAGGTATCGCGTCAAGGAAGTACGCATCATGCTCCAATATTAGTAGTGTTTCGTTATCTTCTACTGCCTTCTTCCAAAGTCTGTAGTGTGAGGTAAAGGCAGCAACGCAGTTGTCAAAACGAGAGTAGACTTCGCGGAACCGTTCAGTTGTCACGCCTTCTTTTGCAAGGTACTCGGAGGGGTCGTCTGCTGGCGTGCACGCTTCGAACCTTTCTACGGAGAACCCAACCCTTGTTGCTGATCGAATACACCTCTCCGCTGATTGGAGGGACTGTTCGAGGGTACTAATTGTTATTACGTACCCTTTCATATTATGACAATCCTGTAGTTGTCGACTCGCCCTGCATAACCTTCGTCAAGTATGGGTAAACGACTTTCAAATCACGAAACAACTGGCGACACATTATCGCGTCGTTCGGCCACATCCCTATGCGAGCAACTTCTTCAAGAAGTCTTTTCGCAAGATGCGGTCTTATGATGTACGCGCTGTTGCCAGCGAGTCCCATCGGTAAAGGAAGTTCTGTCGGTTCGTCGATGATGGGTACTCGGTTAATCCCGTCCCCACACACTGCGACTTTTGCATGGAACAATTGTCCCTTGCGAGTATTTCCTCTCGGGTCATTTAACCCGACAGCACCCCAACTTTTATCTTGTAACAACTCCGATATCGATTTATCGGTAACTGCTGGCAAGAATCTTGCATCGTGTTCAAGTACGACGATCCCTTCGTCTAACTCAACACACAATTTCCATAAACGGTAGTGACTCAATGCACAAGAAACTACCCTGTTCTGATTCTCTGCTGGATAAGTCTTTTTATATAGACCAGTATACAAGCAGTAATCATCATCAGATGACCTTGTTGGCCAACTCCAAGCAATCTGTCCACCAAACACTTCTTGTATATGTTGGTAGATGTTATCTGGTTGAGTCGCCTCAAACCGCTGGGCATTGAGTCCCACTTTAGTCGCGCTTACCAGACAATCATGCCCCATTGCAGCGGAGGCACTGTTATCGCTCATCTGTATTATATAGGCATTTGTTATTTTTGGACTAACCATGCGACGTACTCAAATTCTTGCTGTTGAACTTCACCGGAGAAGGACAAACATATTCCATAACAACGTTCATATCGTTGATTATATAGTCACTTTGTTCAAGACCTTTGTTCCATGCTGCGTGCAATAAAGCACGAGCACCTTTAGGCGTGACGGCATATGCAGCAGTACCACAGATCATCTTTGCACCCAAATATGGGGAATGTTGTACCTTACAAACCAAAGGGTAATCTTCAGGCAGTGGCGCGACCTCAGTCGTCTTTGGTATCTTCCAACCGCCAAACTTGCCCTTGAGTGCGCCGAAGTCGAATGCATATTCTGCGTTTAAGACCAGCACGTCTTCAAACTGCCAGTCTTGCGGAGAAGAAACTGCGATGGCGTCATGCTCGAGGAATATGAGAGGTCTGTCTTCTTTGACCACCCGTTCCCAAAACCTCACGTGGTTCATTACGCAAGCAAGTTTCGTTTCTCGTTTCTTATCCACGAAACCAGAGAGTCGACCGCCTTCCATAATACGGTAATGCGTCGGGTGGTCCTTATATGTTTCCGGAGTGTACCCAGCGACATAGTGCACTTCCCAACCATATGCCCGAAAGGAAGAAGCAGACTGGCTTGCCTGCTCGACAGATTGGGGATTACGCCAAAGGTAGTGAAGAAAACACGTGGTCATTTGCCATTTTCTCTTTCTTCGCGCACGCGAAGTTTTTCCTCAATGACCGAGGCGCGTTCTTGTTCCCACCAAGCGTCGTCATAATCGTTCTTGTACTGGCGTAGTTTGGCGTCCATCTTCTTCGCCATACCATATGCTTCTTCCAATCGCGATAGGACTTCTTCACGTCGGTCAGAGGTCAAGTCTTCGAACAGTATGTCATACATCTCACGGTGAATCTCGCAGATAGTTCGCCCAAACTTCTCATTGTAATGAGCGTTACTTATCTCTCCGCTACCGCCACTCATAACTGGACAACGACTTGGAAGTTGCCGTACTGCTGAAGTTCTAGGTTGTTCTCTTCTGCCCATTGGTTGACTGCTTGCTTAACGCCACCTTTGTCGCCGTCTTTGCCCCACTTATAATCATCGCCGATAACATATCCACCTTTCTTAACAACCTTGAGTGCGTTACAGAAGTCGTTGTATGCTCCGGTGTACGAGTGATCTCCGTCTATGTAGATCCAGTCAAGAAACGGTTCGAACTTGAGTTCAGAGTAAGTTGTGAACCACTCAGTTGCCGTCATACGACAAACCTCAACGTTGGACAACCCGCCAAACTCTTTGTCTACTTGTGCAGCAACATCGTCGTAGTATATGTCGAATGACTCGGGTGTTGCTTTACCCGCCAACTTCTTATAGTTGTTGAGGTACTTGTCATAATTGAAAGTCTCATCTTTGGCGGCGAGTGCTTCGTCGTATCCACGTACCGCCCATGGGTCAACTAAGTACAGCATGCTGGGGTTTTGTTTGACGAATTGACGAGAAGAACTCCCCATCCATACGCCAATTTCTGCGCCAACAGAACCCTTTTGTATCAGGTTCATTATGTTGTGCGAGTCTCTATTTGTAGGTGTACCCATCATCGCTTCATCCCTCCATTCCAATAGTTGCGCTGTGCGCCAGTGTCAAAGTCATAACCCCAAAGGTCGATGTCTGCCTTGTACCAATCCGCGACTATCTGGATAGTTTTTTCGGTATACATGTCCATGTAGGTTCCCTCGTTGAGTCCGGTCACGTTACGCGCCTGAGTCATTTGAGGGATATTAAAGTATTTCTCGAGATCTTTGTTAAGGTTCTCGAATCGAATTATGTCGCACTTGAGGTCACCCTTCTCGTCGCACGTGTGGTCAACAGCAGGGTACCAACCTTTGATGGCACGGTGCCAGTTGTATGGTACATCACCCCAAACGTGACGCTCTTCCAGAAACTGCTCGAAAGTGTCACAGTTAGTCGCCTGTCCGTCTGCTTTCTTCTCGACATACTTGACCTTTCGTGCGAAGAAGTAACGCGAGACAACTCTGTCCCATGGGTTTCGCGCGACAGCGAAACAGTCATATGCCTGAAACTTCCAGTCAAGGTCTCGCCAGCGAGCATGCTCGTGTCCGTGGTGG